GGTTTAGCTAAAATCTCAGAAGACTTCGAACTAGCGGGTGACGACCTTATTAAAGGTTATTTGCTTATCAACCAACCACATATCGTTGGTCGAGCAATGACTATTAAGTTAACACCTATTAGAGTTGTTTGCAACAACACTTTAACGATGGCTTTACAACACGGTGGCACAGCGTCCTTCCGTATGCCACACGTTAAAGCATTCGATGACGATGTTATACAGATCGCAGAAGAAGCTCTAGGGCTATCTGCTGAGCGTATGACAGAGTTTAGAGAAGCCGCAAACTTACTCTCTAAGAAGAAAGCTAAACATTCTCAGTTCCTTGAGTATGTAGGTGAGATTTATCAACCTGATATGATCGCTGCTTATAAACATGACCAACAGCTCAAAGCTGAAGGTAAGTTGATAGGTATGCAAGAACCTCTTGTTGAGAAATTTAACAAGTTTCCACTTCTTGCTGTCGATGCTCTAGAACAGTCTCCAGGTGCAAGTCTGAAGTCTGCTAAAGGTACGTGGTGGGGTGCACTAAATGCGATCACCTACGTTGAAGATCATTTACGCGAATCAGTAACCGAAGGCAACGCCCTGCATAGTTCATGGTTTGGTGCTGCGGCTAATCGTAAAGCCAAAGCTCTAGATTTAGCTGTGAAATTTGCAGAGGCTGCATAATGGCGAAAGACCCTAAATCATATTTAGTTGATGGTGAGGTTTTAGCTATGGTCTGGTCAGCATTGTATGAGGGAGCTAACGATGAGTTAGCTTCCGTCATACGCGATACGATGATCGCTCAAGGCTGTCAAGAACTACACGGTATTACCGATGCATCCCTGATCTTAATGTTCTGGAAACAACATCTAGAAGATAATGATCTTGTTAAGTTTACGGATCCTGATGAACCGATCCATTAATCTACAAGTCTTGCCTCTGCGGTGGTCTTAGTACTGCTTTACTTTCTAAGTAATCATAGGCATACTTGTAATAGTTGTTCTAACGCAAGTTAGAATTTGTTAACCAAAGAAAGGAGAAAGATATGCAAACAGCAACATCTACATCTACCTCTGCAAAGAGAGTACCTGCGAAAGCAGTAACAAAACCTTTGAGCAAAGCTAAAGTGACAGCAGTCCCGAAGCCTAGTTCAACAGGTAAAGGAGCTTCTAGAACTTTATATAAGTTCATAGGTAAAGTTCCTGAAGCCAAAGGTTTTACTCCGCAGATGAGAGCCTTGATCTTGACCGTTAGTGAAGCTAAAAAGAGTGATTTAGACTCTGCTAGTTTTACAGCACAAGATCTAGTATCTCTTGCAGTAAAGCAAGGCAATCTGACTACAGGTCAAGACCCGCTTAGAATCTTCAGATTTTATGCGAAAAGACTTGTAGCGGAAGGCTACTTTGCAAAGGTATAATCTGTTAAGTGCACAGCGGTGATCGTTGTGCACTTATTTTTTAGGGGAAAACGATGAATATAGAAATAACTAAACAAAGCGGATTGACATTTAAAACCAACGTAGCAGTTTTAGCACGACACGTTATACATGCAATGTTAAAAGATCCGTTTATTGAAATTAAAAACGAAGACGCTGAGTTTTTTGAAAAAGCAGTACATAACGTTATGTACGAAGCAATCGATAATCTTATAGAGGAAAAAGATGGCACAAGTTAAATACGCAACGGTTGAGATATTAGAAGATCTTACACAAAAAGCCGAAGACTCTGGCAAAAACAGATATCCTGACGTAGGGATCATTAACGGAGCCCTACTCGAATTAGGCTATGACTTAGAAAAAGTCAAACTTCCGATTACTTACACTTTAGATCATAACGATATAGAGGTTAGAGCTATGTTTGTAATTCCAGGACCTGATCCAGAAGCAAACGAGCGATTCTTTTTAGATATGGAATACGAAGATTATAACAATCTACCGCACGTAGATTTACCCGACAATATAATGTCAGACGAATTATGATTTATCGATTATTAACAGTATTTATAATTACAGGCTGTGCGTCATACGTTCCGCAAACTAAGGAGTGGAACGATCGATATGATCCTGCGGCTTGGCGTAAACAATTTGAAGAATGTCGGGATAGGTTATATACAGCTTATCCTGAAGAAGTAAAAAGAGATGAATGGTCAAAATGTATGGAGCAAGATTATGAACTTAAAGAAAGCTAAATTATTACGTAAGGTGTTGGAAAGAGGCGATGTCGATTGGCAAGACGCTAAACACGTACAAAGGAAAGATAGACAGGGAAATTGGGAAACTACGATCTTTTTAGATCCAAAGTGCGGTCGTGCGATATACCGAAGAACAAAAGCAATGGCACGAATGCGGGGTTCTTAATAGTGCTTTACTTTGCTAACTTTCGTACTTTATACTATAAGTATGTTTACTAGAACAAGTTTGATAAGTCCAGAGAGATTCATAAGATCTCCATTAATTAATGATACCGAGCGGGATTTTTTAGTTAGACCGCTCACCTCTCTGGCTCAAAACCGTGGTGATGTCCCGATCCTTGTAAAAGCCTGTACTTTCGAGTCGGTTAGGATGAACGGAGGTATATGCGGAAACCGAGATCCTCTCATCGCCACACTTTAACAGTTTATTAATAAGAAAGGAGAAATAAATGGAAAAGAATGAAATAATGCAAATGATCGATACGCTTACGCAAAGCCTCGATTTATTAGTACAAACGCAACGCTCGACACAAGAGTTTATGCAAGAACAGATCAATGTGAATAATATGTTGATACAACGTATTAAAAAACTCGAGGTCGAAGCTAACGTAGTCAAAACAGAAGAACCTGTTGCGATCAACGATATCTTCGATACGATGATTAATCGTTTCAAAAAAGAAAACGAAGATGCCGCGAAAAGCTAAACCTAAGTTTGATTTAAATCCTATAGAACGAGCTGTTGCGACGATCGCCATAGCTTTAGAACCTTATATTGCTGATCAAACGTCTGAAGAATATTTAGCACGTATTGATCGTAATAGGTTAGAAAGATCTATGGGATTGTTATTTCATACATTAGAAGCCGATGACGTTATCGATTATGACAAAATAACCGATGCTATGTTAGAAGGTTTCGATTATAAGGAGGACTTATGACACAACATAAGGCAGTCGTTGAGCAACAACGCGAAAAACTTGCACAAGAAGAAGATAATAACAAACTAGTTTCATATTATTATCAAAAAAGTCAAACAACACATTACCGTGAAGTTAAATATAAAAGCGGTCGAGTCGTTACAACAGATTTGAGTGGTAGAAGATGAGTAACCACTACGATAATATAGGGGTATGGACAATAGAACTTTACAGATTAGACGATGATGGAAATCCATTAACAGATAAAAAAGGTAATGTTATTAGATACGAATATCCAAACTTAGAAACCATGATTGATACCGAATCTATAACTGTTGACGATTTAGAGGTGGTAGAAGATGATGATATTTAGAGAAACATTTTGGAACACGGCTTATTGGGAAGAAAAAGGCTTTGAGTATTGGTTAGATTATTTATTTGTTGAAAGCGTGCAATGGCAAATATTAATTCCTGCTGTTTTATTAGGAATGTGCTTTGCATTAGTTGTATATAAATTAATAAAAATTACGAGGATGACTAAATGAGTGATTTTAATATGATGGGTGCTGTAGGTTATAGAATCTCGCATACGGACGAATCACAGGATTATCCGATTGCTACCATTAAAATAGCATTTAAGATGCCTGAGGGCGAAAACGGTCGAATCGAAATGTTTCACGTTCATGAAGCTCTACGCAGGATGATCGATAAAAAACAAATATCTTTTGATTTAACCTTACCACCACAACCACCACAGGAGCCTTCAATATGATGGATAATTATTTAGCGATTGGGATAGCAGAAGGTTTTGAAGAACCTGAAAACGAAGAACAAGTTATAAAAGCATGGCAACATTTGGTTGACACAGGCTTGGTGTGGACATTACAGGGTTGGTTTGGAAGAACCGCTAAAGATTTAATAGAAAAAGGTGTAATTAATGAGAGTAATTAATGATATCGTTGATTGGGCGGAAGTACGTGGTCTACTTTATGGTCCCGATATACAACCTGAAAAACAGATGTTGAAACTCGTAGAAGAAGTCGGTGAAACAGCTCGAGCTCTCGCCTACGGTGATGAAGCAGGATTAATAGACGGGATAGGGGATTGTGCTGTTTGTTTGATCGTTTTAGCTGAACAAAGAGGTTTAACGCTCGAAGATTGCATGAAAGCCGCTTACGATGAGATATCTGGTCGTACAGGTCGATTAGAGAATGGTTTATGGAAAAAAGACGAAGACCTTTAACACAAGAAGAAAAAGTAAGGCTTCTCGTTCTCGTAGTACTGCTTTACTTCGTAGGGCTCTTAGGCATACTTGTATTAGTTATTAAATAGGTTTAATGACACTAACTAGAAAGGAGAAAGATATGGATATTGAAAAAATCCAAAAACAGGTGGCTGACCTTAAAACTAACGTCAGTTTATTAGAACAGTCTTACGCAAACGACTTCAACTCAGATTTGATAAGATCATTACATGAGATTACCGATGTCTTAGATGGCTTACAACCTCGAATGATCGATCCTGCTGATTTAGAGAAAGGAGCAGAGCAACATGTGCTGAACGTATTATCCGAGTTAACTGCTCGTATCGATAATATAGAAGCTCGTGAGTATACTGACGACGGTATTGAAGATCTTGCCAGAGGTGCTATCCAAAATATGGACTTCAGTGCTGAGATCGATGATTGTAGTTTATCAGTGTGGGCAAGATGATTAGCGGACTACTTATCGACCCGTTCGAGCAAACTGTTACCGAGGTAGAGTTGTCAGAAGACTCTACCTTTGCCGACGCTAAAAAGCATATGCAACTTGATGGACCCCTCGACGTTGTTACATTAAGTGATGATACGATGGTCATAGTTGACGATGAAGGTTTATTAAAAAACAATAATCGATATTTCAAACTATCAGAGTTTCATCAGCCATTAGCAGGTCGTGCCATTATTGTTGGTTATGATGATGAAGGTGAGACTATTAGTGGTAGTTATAATGCTGATACGATCGAGTGGATGCCCGAGGATCATGTCGAAGAACCTTTTATGCAGTTTATACCAATACCAAATGAGAAGGAGATGAACTGATGATTAGTCAAGAGTGGAATGTGTATTTGACGGGACAAGAATATGTTGTTATTACGACAAAAGCTGGTTCAGCAGATGAAGCTTTAGATAATGCTATGAGAGTTGTAAATAACTCGCCTGTTGCATTTCCGAGTAAACCTTACACCTTAGATAAAATTAGACGCAAATGGCGTCCAACGGAGGAATAATTATGGGATTAGATTGTTATATTGTTCACAGTAATGACCGTGAGAAACCTTTTACAGCTGAAGATGATCCACGTATAAAAGATATTAATTTATGTGGTGGGATGATGAGTGGTCACGGTGCCGACGGATCGTTTCGAGGTAAAGCTTATGAGCCTTTAATGGATGAACTAATGGGAGATGACGGTATATGGCATATGCCTGAAGATAGTTTTGGAGTTTTACCTGAATGGTTAAAAGAACAAGCTCAAGCTCTAGCTGATCTATTACATGCAGTCGAATCAGATGCTAAAGAACAAGATCTACTGATTGATGATGGTAAAGCTACTCTATTACCTGAAACGATTATTTATCAAACACGTAATGATTGGGAGTATACCTACCAAGAAGTTCAAGACTTAGAATTGTTATTACGTTGTGCGAGTGAACGTGGTGCGGTAATGGTGTGCTGGTGGTAGTGCAAGGCTGCTTTATTTCGCTATACTCGGCTTTATACTATATATAAGTAAAAAATAACTAAGGAGATTTACTATGAGTGATAAAACTAAACCACTTTCGATTCACGAGTCGAATTTATTCTGGACTCCAGAGAGTTCAGAGGAGTTGAACGCTTACATCGATAAGCATATACCTGAAGAGGCTGTACTGATGCATATGGCGTGTGCATTCCAGCAGAACTTGATTGTTAACACCGTATTGAAATACGGTATTGAGAACACCGAGTTTGTTGCCGCTAAACCATTATTTACGAGGAAAGAAGCATGAGTGATGACAATAACCTAGTTGCAGGAGTGATGGCTGTTGATCCTTATCCGAAGATAGACTTCGATAAGATCAACGCTGTTTTGAAAGTAGTTCGAGAAGAACTAACAGACGCTGAGTTCAGATGGTTTATAAAGAAACTCGAGAGCGGTTCACCATGACAGTACAAGAACTAATTGATCACCTTCAAACGATTAACGATAAAAGTTTAGAGGTTAGAGTTTTAGAAAATAATCCAAGTGATCCAGAAAACAATACGACTAATTATTGGTTAGATGGTATTTCCGTAGCCGACAAAGAACAGAGTGGTTACGAGTTAAGTGGTGAAGTTGTTTTAGTAGGTAATGAATAACATGACCGACTGTACTCTATGTGACGAGCCAATTAGCCAAGGACGAAGAAGCCTTGGCTATATGACTTGTTTAGGTTGTGGTGAAGCCGCAGCCAACGAGTTAACGGAACAGCGTAAAAAACAGATTGCTCCAGTGTATAACAAAGGAGCTTATCAATATATAACTGAAAACGATTTAGAGACTATCGGGAGGTAGCTCTATTACTGCTTTAATTCGGCTTGGTCGCGGTTATACTATATATAGTTAAAAACTAACCATTATTTAGAAAGGAGAAAGCAATGGAAAAAGAACTAAAAGAAATTATCGATATGTTGAATAAAAACGAACGTCGATTAGTCGGTGAGGATGGCGGAATGGCTTTGAATGTACTCGCTACGCATCTATCGCCTGTTGGTATTATAAATGCTGGTCGTATCGATTATGGCTTCGGTGGTATTTGTGATCTTATAATACGAATCTATAACCACGGTGATTGGAAATTTGTAGTCCAGGAAGATGTTGAGGCAAAACCAGTGCATGACGGTGGTACAGTATATACAGGGACTGTCGATTTATACAATATCAATAGCAGGGCAGTATGAAAGACCCAGACAATATGTTATTGTTCTTTATGTTCGGTTTAGTGGCGTTAATCATAGCGTCGTACGTTGCTTTATTTCCGCTAATTCCTAGCTATACTATTTATAGTTAAAAAATAACTTTTAGCGATTAACTAAGAAAGGAGAAAGATATGAAAATATTTACTAAAGAGCAGATTGCCGCTCAGAACCAAGGCATTAATGACGCGAAAGCAGGTTTACCTTGTGACGCATCGTCAATACGAGTAACAGCGACTTACTTCGGAAAGTATGTCAACGATTACTACAAAGGCTACAAGCTAGGCTTTGCAGAGATGAAGTTAGAAGCTAGGAACGAAGATTATCAATCTACGATACTAGAAGATTCGACTGATGAAATAGAGGATCTGTCATACGATGGATTTCCTAATTACGAATCAGCGTGGGCATAATCATGGATAACGTATTTATAAAAACAGGTTGTCAAAACATAGAAATCTCTACTGGCGATAGTCCGCAACGAGTAGAAGATATTTATGAGTCAAAAGATTACTTGACTGAAATTATATATTCGAAAGACTTAGGTAGTTTCAAACAAGAGGTTGTTCATGCAGACGATATGGAATTAGGTCGAGTTACCGAGCCGAGTAATGTTATTGTTCATGTAGAAACAAACGATATCTATAACTTTATTCATTTTGAGTATGAAGGCGGCACGGGGTTTAGTTTACGAATACCTGTATTAGTAAGCAACGAAGAAAGTGAGTCTACGCAAGGTGAAACTTTCGGAGTTACGGAGTCAGCGATCTACTACGACGAAAACGGAATGTGAGATACTCTACTCTATCTAATAAGCTTGACTCCCTCAAGCTTTGCCCTCGCTTATGCGGGGGTTTTTTATGTTCGGTTGTTAACAGTCGGACGAATCGAGGGCTCTAATACTGCTTTTAATCGCTTGTAAAATCGCGGTTATAATATACTTATACGCTAAAAAGGTTTTAGCGATTTTAACTACAAAGAAAGGAGAAATAAAATGAAAGAACTATATGATAGAATACAAATAGAACTTGATAAACATCGAGTTGACGAATGGCACTCAGTTATACCATTATCAGAGGATGGAGCGTCTTTAGTTGACGATATGACCGAGGTGAGTTATCCAGGAGGACACCAACAAAACGGTTTATTCTTACACGAGAATGAACAGTCTGAGATTAAGCCGAAAGATGCATATACTAAAACTGCTTACGGAATGATGTTAGAAGATAACGATTATATTTATAATATATTTGCGGTCAGTGGAGGATGTGAACATCATGAAGGTCATTTAGCTCAGATTACGAGACATGACAAAGAAAGAGAGAGCCAATGGGAATATGAAGATAAGATAGTCTAATCTTTGCCCTCGGTCAGCGGTGCGTTGGTCGGGGGTTTTTTATGTCTATCACATTCTATTAATCTATGTGTATTGTTATTCTCAAAATTAAAAAAGTTTTTGAAAAAAGTTTTTCAAATGTACTAATATCTCTAATAAACTAATAGATTCGTTCTGTAAGTCTCTTGGTTACTCTATTCTTTGGTTCTGCAAAACTAATAGAATTCTATTAGTCTATTAGAAACTATGGTAAGATTACCTAGAGGGCATGAGAAAACTATTTATTTGATAATAAAACTAATATGATTGTAATAACTTTATGCGAAGCTCGGAGGTAGAATGAAACAGCTGACATACACGTCATTAATGCCAACAGAAGACGGTAAAGGATTCGTTGACGATAACGGTAAGATTTGGCAGCCACTCAACTCTAAACAAAAGAAATTTTGTAAGGAGTACTTCAAAGGGCAAACAGCCACTGAAGCCGCGATAAAAGCAGGGTATACGAAGGACAGGAAGGGTGCGAAGACACAGGGAAGCGTATTACTGAATCATAACCCAGTTGTAAAGAATTACTTGATCGACTTGGAAATCGCAGCTTCGGAGAGAGACGCAGTTTCCCTGGAGAACCACCTCTCTACTCTACACGACCTCAGAGAGGAGGCGAAGGACCAAGGTCAAATATCCGCAGCCATCACAGCCGAGGTCCATCGAGGGAAGGCAGGTGGACTCTACATCGATCGACGTGAAATACTAACAGCGAAAATCGATCTGATGTCCAAGGACGATATACTCGATCGACTCGAAAACCTTATTAAGAAAAGAACTTTGGATGCAAAGATTGTTGAAGGAGAGATAGCCGCGGACTAAGACTCGTGCGAATCGTTCCTGGTGGCATAATCCTGGACTCTTTATACTGCTTTACTTTCGCTTGTATCTAAGCAATAATATACTTATCTTAAATAAAGGTTATTTAAGAATTAACTAAAGAAAGGAGAATTATTATGATAGATAAGAACTATCAAGCAGGAGCCCAAAGAGGGTCAATTAACTACGACGCAGTGATCACTTTGATCGCTACACCGAAAGGAAAGTTCCCACCTCAAGCAGGGAAGATCATCGAAGCGTTAATCGCTGCGAAAGATCACACCATGACGGTGGGTGAGCTGATCGGCACTGACGGTTCGACCGAGAGTGCATTGGTCAAAGCAGGATTGGTAACAGTCCAAGAGCCGAATACCATTTGGGCTCATTATAGAAAACGTTTGATCGAGGAGAAGCTGATTACTGTCAGCTAACCACGGTTAACGAACGAGGGGACTTCGGTCCCCTTTTTTGTGCTCGCTCTACTCTACACTCTATCACTCTATCTACTCTATCACTCTATCCGTCGCTCTACTCAACCCTTCCTGCTCTACTCTATATATAATAAATACATTCGTGCGAATCGCCCAGAAAGAAAAAACATTCGTGCGAATCGGGTAAATAAAAAATAAAATCGCTAAAATCGCTAATAAATAAATAATTAAATAAACGTATATATATGTATACAAGTAAAGTAGTTTATTGTTATACTAGGTTATTGATTAGGCAACTAGGCTACCTTATCAATACTTAACTAACTAATAGCCTAAGAGGTATCCAACATGGATAACAAAGCAAAAGATAGATTAGCAGTCAAAACGGCTACTGCTAATGTAGATAAAAGAAAAGCCGATATAGCTAACATTGCCCCTATTGGTAAAAGTGGTGGTGGTGTTGCTCAATCAATGGTCTTATCCTTAACTGATAACGCCATGAGTGATAGAGGTATAGCCCCAAGGCAAGTACAACTAGTCTTAGCTTATCTTCACGTCTTAGGTGGTAAAGCTACAGTCAAGCAAATAGATGACTTTGCTGTAACTGCTGAAGATAGTATTGCATGGACAACTGCTAGCGGTGATGCTTATGAACAAACCCCTAGTAAAATACTACGTACCTACATATCTAAAATGAAAGGTACTGATGCTTGGAACAAATCCAACGGTATCAAACCATTAGTTAGCTAACCTCTAGCTACCTCACCTAAGGGCTACATTCGTAGCCCTTTTTTATGCCTACGATATAAGCCTACGCCCTTACATTACCAACACTACCTCTACCCTTACACCATATATAGCTACTCTTAGAACGTACCCTATACCCCCCTAGACCGCTTCTACGTCCTCACCCTCCGCCGCTCCTTGGGTTCAGCCTTCCGATTGCAACTACTTTACAAATAAGTCCCTGTGATAAAAATTTTGCGAAAAAATTTTTTACGATTATACTTTTGAGATGGATTTGTTAGACGGTCTTACTAATTACATTATTTCGAAACAGGAAGGTGAGTTTCCTGGACCTTTAGTCGTACAACCTGAAGTTAAAACTTCTCCTCGTGTTGATCGAATAAATGAGATTATGGAAGAACTCGCAGACTCCGATCAACCGATAGGGCATTCTGCCGCACAACTTGATTTTTTAGAAAAATTAAGACAAGACGATAGACAAAAATTTACTCCTAACTACATATTACAAAAAGATTATCAAAAAAGTCCATATAGTTTCTTTTCAGAAGGTTACGACCCTGATATAAAAACAGACTTTAATCCTGAACTCGTTAATAAAGAATATAAAGATTTTATTAACTTCTTTCTAGAAAATGTTAAAAAACCAGAGTTCAACGATATTATCGGCTCTCGAACATTATCTCCGTTTGCACAAGAAATAATGCCTTCTATTTTACAATACGAAAAACAACACGACGGAACATATCCTAGAGACTTATTTGATCTGTTTCAAAACGTAGTAACAAAAGATGCGTAATGGGTTTTAAACTTAGCTTGGTTCTTGGAGGTCTATTGGCGGCATCGTTGGCGGGTTCGTGGTTCTTATTAGACCAAATATCCACGCTCAAAGGTAATCAGATAATCCTGGAAACAAAAATATCCGAGCAAAACGAATCCATCAAACAATACCTAGCAAAACAAGAACAGCTGTCCGCGAGTCTTGGTACGTTAGAAGCCGAAAAACAAAACGCACTTCGTGAAGTAAATAAATTAAGAAACACATTTGCTAAACACGATCTGGATAACCTTGCACTAAACAAACCTAAACTTGTTGAAAAGATGGTTAACCGTGGTACTAAACGAGTAATAGATAACCTTGTAGAGTTGACCACGGTCAGCGAGGAGGAGCCGAGTGGATGAAGAAGGACCGATTGAAAAAATTTAGTATTATTGCGTTGTTCGCGGTCAGTGGTTGTTCGTTATTACCTACAGCTAAACCGATAGATGTTAATACGATCGCATTACAAGCACCGATGTACCACCCACCGTTACCTATGGAAATCCAAGCGACCGAGGTAACATTTGAAGTGTTAACTCCAGAGATCATGGAAGAATACCTACAACTCGTTAAAGACGGTAAGGCTCCTGCGGTTGCATACTATGCGTTAACCACACAACAATACGAAAACCTTTCGATGAATATGGCGGAGATCACACGCTACACAAAGAACATTTTATCGATTGTAGAGTATTATAGGAACTACGATAAGGAAGAAGATGAGTAAAGGAAGTAAACGTAGACCAGAAAAAGGTAATCAATACCAAGATAACTGGGAAAAAATATTCGGGAAGAAAGATGCCAAAAACAGTACCAAAGTTCAAAGAACCGCTAATATTCGGGTATTACATACACGCTAGACCTGATCTAGGCGAGATCAAATGGCAATGGGCTGATCAACGTAAACAGTTTTGGGAAGATTGGATTCCTAAAGATAAAGATCTAATTATTCATACCCAACTATCCGCGGACCACGAACAGTTGTTCAGGGATGCGTTTTGGGAGGATATGGAAGATGAAATACGGAATACGAAAGATAGTCTAAATTTCAGGGCTAGGCAGCGACGGGCTAAGAAAAAAGTTACCGCGAACCAAGGATCCCACCCATCATCCTAACTACTTTACTTATTCGTAAAACACAACGTTTTACATTTTATTGGTAGTTAGCTTATACTTCGATGATGGCGGATCTTGATCGTATAACCGAATTATTATTATCAGAAGATTTTGGTGCTGACGTACCTGATTCTTTAATGGGTCGAATGATTCCTGATACCGAACCTACACTAAATCCTTTATTAGAATTATTAACCGACCGACAAGGACAAGACGATTTTTTAATGATGATGGCAGGACTTCCTAAAAAACCCGCTAAAAGTGCAATCAACGTAGGGATGCAAAGATTTATGTTACCTGTAGATGAAATAGCAAGAACAGCTACTACACGATCAGGAGCACCAAAACTTACAGGCGAAGCATTAAAACGACAAAACATGATTAACGAAGCATACCAAACAGCTAATCCTGCTCCTACGTTAGCTACTATGTATCAAAAAGCGTTAGACCAAATAAGAAAATCAGAAGACCTCATGAGAGATACGATTGGCATGAAAAACCCAGCAGGGCAACTAAAACAAGCCGATGCAATGAAAGCCGCAGCATTAAAAGAAATCGAAAGAATAAGAAAAGCAGGGGGCGGTAAACTTCCTGATTTAATGCCTGATAAATTAACTTCCGAACAAATACAACAAGCAATGCGAGAAGCAGGTCTAGGAAGCTTATTTAAACCCTAAATGACATCTAACGCAGATAAGTTAGCAGCTTTACGGGAAATAGACGTTTCCCATTTAACTAAAGCAGAAGCTAAAGAATTTACGATTCTTTTAGAAGAACTAGAAAAACGTGAATTTCAAGAAAAAGCCACAAGCACCTTTATGGATTTTGTTAAATCTATTTGGACTGAATTTATTAACGGTGATCACCACGTTAAAATGGCAAAAGCTTTTGACGATATTGCTACAGGTAAACTTAAACGTTTAATTATTAATATGCCGCCTAGACATACAAAGTCTGAGTTTGCATCACATTTGTTCCCTGCGTACCTATTAGGTAAAAATCCTAAATTAAAAATTATAGAAGCAACCCATACCGCTGACCTTGCGGTTAATTTCGGACGTAAAGTTAGGGATTTAATTGACGGAGAAGAATACGCAGCTTTATTTCCTGAAACAGAACTAAAA